GCGTCAGTCCAGGACGCCGTCGCTTGGCAGCGTGTTTGGTTCGAGCTGGAAATACTCAACGGGCTTGCATTGGCGCAATGGGAGGATGAGGGAAAGCCTGATAACTGGTCGTGCCGCTGGAACTTCGACTATCGACAAGAAGCGGCGGCCCTGGCGAATGAGTTGTTGGAGCTGCTGTGCGATTCATTCGACCCGTAGCGGTCACTGCGGAGAGATGCAACAAGAGTTCACTCCAGCCTCCCATACCGAGGATCAGCAGCTAATATTAATAAGTTAAATTCCTTTCATCCGACCCAAGGGACGCGAGTCATGATTTCGACACTAGAGCTTCGCCACATTATTGAATGTGGATTCCAGCCGCATTCCTGCACATGCTCGGCCAATCCGGACGGATCTTTGATGATCAAGGTATTCGATTCGACCTCTGGCCGGGTCGATCTTCTGGTCACTGCGGTTACGACCAGCAAACTGACGTCCAGCCGGGCCATTGCAAAGTTGATTGGTGAGCTTCGTTCTGAAATGGCAGCGCACCAAGCGACGGGCACGGGTGTATTAGCCAAATAGAGATCAGGACCATAAAATGGTGCTGCCGAAGAGATCGATAATGTCCAATCGCTAGCTACCGAGAAGGGCCGCGATCAACTCAAAGGTGTCGTTTGTCTCTCTCAATTAAGAGACATTTCTTCGCGGACGTCGGATCATTAGTTTCTCAAAAAATGGCTATACGGGAGGCGTCAAAACCGCATATGGCGACATTCGAGCAAGGAACCACTGGATGAACATAGAATGGGAAAAACTCTCACCCATACCCGGATGGGGGATCGTTGTTGAGGACGACCCAATACTTCGCGTGTTGATGGTCGATATTTTGGCCGAGATTGGTCTCCACTCCTTGGACTTTGAAACCGCAGATGAGGCTTTGATTTACCTGCTGAGTAGGCCGAATGATTGTCCGCTCGTCATCGCGGATCATGGTTTGCCAGGTCAACTGCAAGGCGCCGAATTTGTCGCGTTGGTCAAGACGAAATGGCCGTCCATCGCTACGATCCTCACTTCCGGCTACGCGCTGGATGCCTCAACTGTTCCCAGCTCAACGACGTACTTGGAGAAACCTTGGTCTTTGGAAGATCTGGTGATGGCTGTAGCAAACCTACTTCAACCTGGTCGCCCACTCCAAAAAACATCGTGACGACGGAGGAGGGATCGGCCAACAGCAGACGGTCACGACCGACCGCTTATGGCCGAGAGCGGACCTTACTTGCAGGCTACTGACCAAAGCTGATCGAGCTTTGTCGTGTAACTTCGACTCATGAGCTCGCGACGCATCCCCCAAGCTGGAGTAGATGGGACACTACCTGACCGTAAAGTCCCCCTACCCCATCGTTCGTTAATCTGGTCCAGCACCGTCATCGCCCGAGTTGCCTTAATCGGCTGCGACACGGCAAATAGGTCGTCGGTATACTCCCCTGGCTGACACAGGTTGAGCAACATCACCTCTGCCTTGCTGTACTTGAAGCCAGGCCTAAATATCCGATCAAGCGCCCCCACTGCTGCCTGCGTTAGCAGCCGGATGTCATCAGTGGGATACGGCATATCCACCACCACCCCATTGGCATACTTCGCCTCCTCCGGGTTGAACATGCCAGTGCGGATACACACACGCACCTTCTTACACAGCGAGTTTTGAGCACGGAGTTTCTCAGAGGCACGCATCATGTAGGTAGCCACCGCCTCTTTGATGGGCGCTAACTCCGTCAACCTCATGCCGAACATACGGCTGCAGCATATCTCCTGCTTTGGCGGATCCGGCTCGTCCAGCTCAAGGCAAGGCGTGCCACCCAGCTCCCTGGCCGTTTTCTCGATCACTACGCTGAACTTCTTACGGAGCGTCCACGGGTCAGCCTTTGCCAGGTCCATCGCCGACTTGATACCAATGGCATCAAGGTGGAGCTTCATCTTGCGGCCGACACCCCACACTTCCGCCACGTCTGTATTGCGTAGCACCCAGTCACGCTTAACCGAATCGGTGATGTTGACCACCCCACCGGTTTGGGACTGCAGGCGCTTCGCAGTGTGGTTTGCCAGCTTCGCCAAGGTCTTTGTGTGAGCGATGCCAACACCGACAGGGATACCGGTGCAGCGAAGCACTTGGGCGCGAATCTGTCGGCCCAAGGCATCCAACCCACCGATACCAGTCAGGTCGGCAAACGCCTCGTCGATGCTGTACACCTCGACTGCCGGCACCATCGCCTCGATCAGGCTCATCACGCGCTCGCTCATGTCCCCGTACAGTGCATAGTTAGAGGAGAACGGCACAATTCCGTGCTGCTTGAGCTTGTGCTTAATCTGGAAATACGGCTCGCCCATCTTGATGAACGGTTTGGCGTCGTAGCTACGGGCAATCACACAACCATCGTTGTTGCTCAGCACCACGATGGGCACCTTCGCCAGATCGGGTCGGAACACCCGCTCGCAACTGGCATAGAAGCTGTTGCAGTCGATCAGTGCGAAGGTTGGCTGCTCCTTAGACATGGCTGCGCACCGTGCTGGTGATCACGCCCCAGATCGACAGCTCGTCGCCTTCGAGAACGTAGCGAGCCGGGAATTTTGGGTTCTCAGAAAGCAGCACCACCTCCTGGCCGCGCTTACATAGGCGCTTGCACACGGGCTCATTGTTCAGCAGCGCCACCACCACATGCCCGTGGACCGGCTCAATGGCACGATCTACTACAGCGAGGTCACCATCGAAGATCCCGCCGCCTTGCATGCTTTCACCGGTGATAGCTACCAGGTACACGTGCGGCGCACGGATGTTCAAAACTTCATCCAGCGAGATGTGCTGTTCGATGTGATCCGCTGCCGGCGATGGAAAACCGGCCGGCACCTGGAAGGAGCACAGGGGCAGCTTCGCGCCGACTTCAGCGATGGGACCTAAGATTGAGAAGCTCATGGCTCAAAACTCAAAACTGTACATACATACAGTTAACGTCATGCGCGAATTGCAGTCAATTTGGGTTTAGATAAATCTGATCGGTGGGCGCGCGTACGTGCAGATTCTAGCGCTAGGGGTAGACGGCAGCTCACTTCTAAGATCTAAAAGGATGAATTGCACACTAATCCAGTGCGTTCAGGTGCCCCCCCTATGACAAGACGGAAAACAGCAACTCCCTATCTGCAAGGGTTATCTTCAACGCGACTCTGGAGTCGACAAAAATCTAAAAATACCGAATAATCACCTTTAGTTAAAAATTAGATCCAGTAACACAGACAAAAAATTTAGAGCCCACTTCAATGTCAGATATAAAATATGCAACAGAAGACTACTCAAAAACATACCTACCACTGATGAAAACCGCGCTAGAAAACTCACTCGAATTCAACTTTAACAACAAGCCACGAATTTCAATAACTGAAAAAATAGACCAAAATCTCCTAGAGTTCATCGCAGTAAAAATTGAACAAAATTTAATCCCGCACTTGCTAAGAATACATCCTACCTATTGGGGAAATAGCTGCCAACTTTTGTCCTCGCATATATTCGCATACTTAGCATCTAAAGGCATAGATGCCGAAATTGTATATGGCGAAGTAGAGATAAACGGAACGTTAGAGTTCGACACTACATTGCAAGGACTAAAGCGTGAATTTCACGCTAGTCCTCCCCTTGCTGGTGGTCAAGCCCTCCACGCTTGGGTATCGCTCGGAGGAGACATAATTATCGATGCCGCAATCCCGGACAGAATGATAAAACTTTACCAGTTTCCAAGCGAACAATTACCATTATTTCTTATCGGGCGAGCCTCAGAACTTTCTCGCACATTTAGAACAAGATATCAACCTTTATTAGTGGGGACTGACTTCCTTGCAAGAACAAATCCACCAGACCCACTAAAACTAGTTGAGTATTACTCCGAGTAGCAATCCTTGCATCTTCTAAAGCTCAGCATTCGCTATAGTTGAGATCTCCGATAGCGATGATAGTGCTGCCCCATCAAATGCTAAAAAGCCCGCCTAAATCATCAGGTTCCCAATTCATGATCACCATCTCACCGCTGACATCCGCTTTACCTTGCCGCTGATTGGCAGTGGTGTAGCGAATGTCCAGCGTCTCAAAATGAAATCCATCGAACACCCGCCGAATGTCCGGGTGTTCATTGATGCTGACCATGACCTTGCCTTTGCAGCGACGCATAAAGTCGGCCATGCGCTCGTAATTCTCAAAAGGAAAGTCCACGCCATAACCGGCGGTCTGCCAGTAAGGCGGATCCATGTAGTGAAAGGTATGGGCACGGTCGTAACGCTCGGCGCAGTCCAACCAAGGTAGGTTCTCAACGTACGTGCCGGATAACCGCTGCCACGCTGCAGAAAGGTTCTCCTCAATCCGCAGCAGGTTGATGGCCGGGCCAGTGGTCGCGGTACCAAATGTCTGCCCCGTCACCTTGCCGGCAAAGGCGTGATGCTGCAGGTAGAAAAACCGGGCAGCACGCTGGATATCAGTGAGAGTTTCAGGGCGGGTCATCTTCTGCCACTCGAACACCTGGCGCGAACTGAGCGCCCACTTGAACTGGCGTACGAATTCTTCCAGGTGGTTCTGCACTACGCGGTAAAGCGTCACCAGGTCGCCGTTGATGTCGTTGAGGACTTCAACCGGCGCAGCCTGGGGACGCATGAAGTAGAGCGCGGCACCGCCGGCAAAGACTTCGACGTAGCATTCGTGAGGTGGGAAGAGAGGGATAAGGCGGTCGGCCAGGCGGCGTTTGCCGCCCATCCAAGGGATGATGGGTGTGGACATAAAAAGGCAAGACCTTTGCTGTATGGATAAACAGTGCTAGGCTCGCTCCGCTTTGTGCACGAAGCAGGAGCCTTGGCTGGACTTGCAGGGACGATCTGCGGGGAAGGCGGCCGGGCTGGATGTTGATGCATCCTGCCCGGCCGCTCCTTTTACTTCGGTGTAGAAACTTCTTTTGCGTAGGCCTGACAGGCCCGCAGGGCGATTAATCCTTGGTCGCCGCCATCGGTGATTCCGATAATTCGTTGAGCATGCGCTGGGTCAAGTTGGGCTCGACGGGCTGCATGAACCACGCCGACGGCGCCGGTGGCGGTAGGCAAGTCGCAACCACTGGCTGAAGCCGTGACATCGAGAAGGACTGACAGCCGGAGCTCAGTAGTAGCAAGGCGACCACGGATAACAGCCTGCTTGCGTTGCTCATCAGATAATTCCTTGGTGTGTTGTTGGTCCTGGGTGGCGAGCTTCTGCTCTGTTACCAGGCGCTTATCCTGCTCAGTGCGGGCCTGAGCTGCAGCGGCATTGCCAATCGCGGCCAGGTCCGTCTGGAACTGGGCGCCCTGCTCCGCTAAAAGCTTGCCGAGGCGCCAGTCCTGAAGCTGCCAGGTGCCGACGGCGCTGATTACTATCGCCAGCAGGATCGCTGCCAGGATCTGCTCAGGCTTCACGACATCACTCCGCCCGCCAGCCGATACTGCTTCAGCAGATCCTCCAGCCGGTGCTCGCGCTGGCCATAGCCGGCGCCCGGTAGACTGGCCCAGATGTTTCGGCACTTCGAGATAGCCGTCTCGATCCGACCAGCAAGCACATCAGGCAATGCCCGGCATTCGCGAATGTGCTGCAGCGCCAACAGGTCCTGGCTGATCGGACTGAAGTCCGGTAGCTTGAGTAAGACCTTGTAGTGCGGCCAGTCCCTCAGCATCTGCTGATAGCGGCCAGATGCATTGGAGATCAGCCCCTTACTATTGATGACCTTCGATGCGCGCCCCTTGCCGAAAGGGTGATCAGTGAAGTCCTTAAACACTTCGGGTTTGCGGTCGATCCCGGTCACGATCACGTCGTAACCGTCCATAGCCGTGGCCGGTGAGGTGCTCGTGCCCTCGCTCCAGGCGAGCATATCGAGGAAGGCCAGCACGTTACGGCTGCTAGCGAGTGATTCGGAAAGTCGCGCCATTAGCTTTCTCCAGGCAAAAAAACCCCGCCAAACGGTGGCGGTCATAGTGGTTCAACGGGTGTTCATGAATGTCAGGTCAAAGCTCTAGAACCTTGACCTCCTTGGATTTCTTCTCCTTCTTGCTTTTGGCCTTGGCCTTGCCCTTCTTGCCGCCATTGCACTCAACAGTGGTCGACCAGCCGGATTGGGTGAATACCTGCTCAACCGAGTCGACCAGGTACTCACCATCGACGCCCACCTTGAAGCCCGTGGCGTTAACTGATCGCTCGGCAAACAAATCAGTTCGCCCAGGCATTTCAAGGCGAACACTCGCCGAGGACCGATTAAAGGCGGTCAGCCGGGCCTTGGCGGCTTGCTCGGCTGCGGTCTTGTTGGGGTAAATATGCCGATCCGTGTGCACTGCCGGCAGCCCGTCGGGCGCATCCGGGTTGTCCAGGCTGATCAACTTCAGCTCACCGGTTTTTTTATCTTGATGCTTGGTGGCCACAGCCTTGTGCGTGTTGCGGTCGCCTAAGCGAAACTGCCACCGGCTTACATCGGACCGCGTGATGGTGACGGCGCCGCGAGTCTTGCCGCTCGCACTGGTGCCGCTGTCGCGCGTCATGACAATCAACTTCCCATCAGCCACCTTGGCCGTGCAGTCGTGCTGCTTGGCAATCCGCGTGATGAAGTTAAAGTCGGATTCGCTGAGCTGGTCCGCCCTGGGCACATTCGTGGACACGTTGCACACCGGCGTCCAGCCGTTGCGTGCTGCGACGTCGGCCACGATCTTCGATAGCGGTACGTCCTCCCAACTGCCACTACGCACGGTCTTGCCTGAACCGCGCATATCGCCAGCCTTACCGCGCACGACGATGGTGTCAGGCGGGCCGGATATCTCGACTTCGTCCACCGTGTAACGACCCAGGCGCACCATGGACGTCTCGGCATAGCCCATGAAAATCTCGATGCCCGCCCCCTTCTTGGGCAGGGCGACGGCGCTGTCACGATCATCAATGCGCAGCTCAAAGTTGTCCGACTCCATGCCGGGCTTATCCGTGGTTTTCAGCAACAACAGACGGTCGTTGATCAGCGCGGTAATGTCTTTACCGTCAGCAACGACACGAAAGCGAGGGGTCATGATTCATCCATTTACCCCGCCAACGCGGGGGAGTGTTGGCGGCCGTTACGCGTAACGGAAAGAAAAGGCAGCCAGACCTGGCTAATCCCAAAGCATCACAAGCTCTTGAGTCGGTGCCGGCATATCCGGCAGGAAAATCACCACTCCCGCCCGGTAAGGCTGGGCCTCATCGGCCAGCCCCTGATTGGCGGCTAAAACAGCCTCCATCGTGCCGTCTAGGCGCCCGTAGTAGTTGTGACAGATGGTGTCCAACAGATCCCCGTCAGACGTTCTGCATGTCGTCGCCATAGCGTACAAACTCCAGAGTAAAGCCTTGCTTACGCGGGATCCCGCCAGCCAGCAGCGCGCTTTGTTCTTCATCCACGCTGGTCATGCACCAGGTGCCCAATACATCACCGTAGCCAGTGGTAAGCGTCATAGGCTGCAACTTGCCACCCAGGCTGCGCAGGGTGTCCAGCTGCTTAATGCCACCCCTGAAGCCCGGAAAGATAGCGCCCTTCAACGTCAGTTTTTCGTCCCCCATACCGATAGCCTGTTGCGCCGGCCGGCGCGTCAGCCGCTCCTGTGAGGCCCAGCGAAAGGCAGTCGAGCGCCGCAGCTCGTCAAAAGCGGCCGTGTCGAGGTTGAAGAAATACGGCTGCTGTTTCGGATCACGGGGCTGCATGATCATCAGGTGCGGGAAGGGCTTCACCGCCTCCGGCGCCGGCGTGGCATCGGCCGCAAAGGCGCCGGTCGGGACAATGCCCGACAGCGAGGGGCTGACCTTGCCGGCGATATTGTTGATTGCCGTCGCCGCTCGCCCAGTCTGCTCCTTCAGTGCGCCCAGTCGCTCGTCAATTTGAGAGGCCGCCCGGGTTGCCGCGCTGTAAACCGACACCACCTGGCCAACCTTTGCCTGGGCCGCCGTTACGCCGCGCATAACGCGCTGCAGCTTTTCGCCAATCGCCGGGCCAACAAAGGGCACGCCCTCCAGTTCCGAGGCCGCGCCGCTCAGCTCACTGATCGCACCGTTTACCGGCGCAATCATCCCATCCAGGCTACGGCGGCCAGTCTCACCCGCCGCCGCCAGGGACTTTACGCTTGATTGCAACTGTTCCATGTAGCCCATAGTTCCCCCAGGTCAAAGATGCGGATCGTCGTAGAGCTTGCGGCTCTCAAGCTGCTGAGTGATTTCCCGCTGTTGCTGCTCGATGTAGGGGCGAAGCTCTCGGGCCAGTTGCGCAGGGTCTTTTACGTCACCCTGAACCGTCACCTGAATAGGCGCGCTGATATCAACCTTCTGCTCGATCTTCGGCGCCGGCGGTGGCGGCGGTACCGCCATCAACGAAACGGCAGCGGGCGTGCTCGATGCCGGCGGCGAAGCCAGCGAACGAACTACATCACCCCCAACGGACCCTGCTGCCTTGACGGGGCCAGGCATCAACAGAGAGCCGTCACTTTTGGGCGCGAAAGACGCCGCGATATTGCCCAGCACCGGCGGGATATCCTGCCCGGCGTTGGCCATCATCAGCGGGCCTGCATCTGGCATTTTCTTCAGCCCATCGTCACCGCCAAACACCGCCTTGCCCAAATACCCACCGAGGGCATCGCCACCCATGCCGCCGAGATAGGCCCCCAGCAGCCCGCCGACAACGGTGCCGATGACCGGCACCACCGAACCAATCGCCGCGCCGGCGGCCGCACCGGCAAGCGTACCCGCCAAGCCCCCAGCAGCCTCGCCGTAGCCTTCTGCCATTTCGTCGCGAGTGGTGGCGTTGTCATAGGTGTCTTTGACCTTGAAGCCAGCCTCAACGACCGCCAACGCACCCACGCCCTTCATCACCGTGCCACCTTTACCGCCGCGCCTCTCACCCTTGCCGCCCTTGCCACCTTTACCGCCGCCGTCCACACCGCCATCCAGCCCACCCAGGCCGCCGGCCGGGAGGTTGGTCACGATTACCTTTTGAGGAATGTTCGGGTTCCCCATCAGAGAGCCGCGGCCAACGTTTAACAGGCCCTTGCCGAGTTTGAGCGCGCTCAAGGCTGCGCCCAACGTGACGGCGCCCGCTGCCACACCGGCAATAACAGCCGTTACGGGCTGATACTTATTGGCTAGGTCAGCCAGTGCAAAACCAACCCTGCCCAAGCCATCCGCCACCTTGTCAGTCAGCGGCCGCAGGCCATCGCCCAGGCTGATCATGGACGCTTCCATGCCCGCCGTGGCCGCCGACCACTTGCTGTTGGACGTTTCGCGAGCCCTGGCGGCGTCCGCCTCGATCTTGGTCTTACCGTCGGTATCCTTGATCGTGGCCATGTCAGCCTTGATCTTGTCGCCGTATTTGATTTGAGCGAGCAAACCCGCACTGGCGCTCTGATCGCTGACGATGTTCGCCAGGCCAGCCGCTTCAGTCAGGGCCACCATGGCCTGCTGTTCCTCGGCGCTGCCGTCAGCGGCGGCCTTGATCTTTTCCTTGAGGGCCTCGATCTTCTTGGCCTTCGCCGGATCCTGCCGCTTGATCATCTCTTGGCTGAGCATGATGAACGCGTCGACCGGGTTGGCCGCCTTACCGCTCTTGGTCGCGGCGAGGATCGATCCGGCCAGGTCGTAACCTTCTTTGGCGAACCGCTCCTGACTGGTGCTGCTGATCACAGCGCTCAGCAGGTTGTTCATATTGGTCGCAGCCGCCGCCGAATCCTGCGTTTGCGAATACTGCGACTGCAAACTGGCACCCAGGAACCGTACTGCTTCCGGGCCTTCCATGCCCAAACGCTTGATGTTGCCGAGCATGGCCGGCAGGTAGCGGGCCATATCCTTTGGACCAAAAGCGCCGATGTCACCTGCCGCCGCGACCTGGCCAAGCATGCCGGCCATGTCCTCCTTCTTAACCCCGGCTTCCTTGAACGAGTTGATCAAGGTCGCGATGGTTTCGGCCTCCATGCCCTGGCCGTCGATCAGGTCCGCAATCTGGCCGGCATAGTCGCTGGCTTCCTGCCAATCAACGCCCTTCTCGATCAGACCACCAACCGCCTGAGCCAGCAGCTGACGACTCATGCCCTTGTCGTCTGCAATGGTCGAGACCATTTCAGACATCTTGCCTTCGTCTTCGGTGCCCGCTGTATGGGCCCACAGCGCCATCTGGCGCATCTGCGCCTGATAGTCGCCGGATATCTTGGTGGGAATGGCAACGGCCGCTGACAGTGCCGTGGCCTGCCCGAGCGAGCTTTTCAGCCCGTCCTTGCCCTGCTTGATTTGCGTATGGCCAAGCGCCTTCAGTTCAGCCCCACGGGCCACCTGACCAAGCTTTTGATATTCGCTGCGTAACTTGCCGACCTCGACACCCTGATCCTTTAGGGTTCGCAGATTGGAATTCAGTTTTTTTAGCAGGCCGTCTGCCGTGGCAGCGCCGGTGTCATGGGCTTTTTTCCACTCATCACGCAAGCGGATGGTGTCGCCGATGGTACTTTGCAGGACCCGGGCCTTTGCACCCTGATCGCTGAGCTTTTTGATTCGCCCCTCAACGTCCTTGAAGGCAGCGCCAACTGTCGAACTGATAGCGCCACCGATGACGACGCCAAGCGCCAGGTTATTCGCCATGGGTCACTCCGAAAAGGTCCAGGCGGCTCAGTCCTTGAGCCACCAGATCATCGTTGAGAAAGGCATGCTCTCGATTTCGCTGGCCGAGAAAGACATTTCCCGTGCCAGCCGCTGAGCCAGCTTTCTCTGTGTTTCTTCGTTAAACCCGGTCCTCACGCACCAGGCGAAAATAGGCAGCCTGAAGGCGTTTATAGTCACGCACGCTCAGCTCCCCCAGATCGTTTTGGCCCGCGTCGGTCAGGCTGGCGAACAGGATCATTTCGCTTTGTTCCTCATCATCCGGGGCGGCCTTGGTCGCGTGACGAACCTCGCGGACGGTGGGAGAACGCATGGTCAGCTGATCGGTTTCAATCTGATTGACCTTGACGATTTTTGACAGCTTGATGATCGCCGAGTCAGCACTGACGGTCAGCCATTCAGGGGTTTTGTTGGTGTCTTGAGCCATGGGTGGTTCTCCTTAAAGGCCGAGGTCGCGGCGAACGCCGGCGAGTTGGTCAACGCCATTGATGACGCGTACCGCGTTAACAGGATCGATTTCGAACATGCGCACGCCACCGACTTCAAGCTTGTAGTAGCTGACGCTGACGGCGTACTTGAATTCAGCGTCGCCGCCCGGCTTCCACTCGCCCGGATCCAGCTCGGAAAGCATGCCGCGAATGGTAGCCACCACCGCAGTAGTGGCGCCCTTCTGGCCTTTGAACGAGCCACGGAAAACAGCGTTGAATGCGGTCTGATCGGAGAGGCCAAAGAACTTCATGGTGGCGGCGCGAACGCCTTTGGTGCTGAACGACGCTTCCAGCTTTTCCATACCCTGATCCATATCAATCGGGGCATCCATGCCGCCGCCCTGATACTCGCCCGTTTTGATCTTCATCTTGGGCAAGCTCAAGGTAGGCACGTCGCCGGCAAAGCTCATGCCGTCGACAAACATGTTCATCATGAACAGCGTTTGGGGAATCATGGACATTGCGAAGCCTCCTTAGGCCTTGGTATCAATAACTTCGGTGATCCACTGATTCGTGACTTCAACGAGGAAAGTAGGGTTTTCAGCCGGCGGCACGTCGGTGAAGCGAATGCGCCAAGTGACTTTGCCCTGCTCAAGCTGACTGGCCGTGTTCAGCTCATCGTCGGGGAACACTTCGAAGTTGATCACCGCGCCCTGTTTCTTCAGGTCGCGCATGAAGTTTTCCAGGCCCTCGGTGACGTCGCTGACGTAGGTCTTGGTGATCGAGCGGTCAACCGCCCACTTGTGCCCGTACAGGATCGCGTCCATGACGATGTCTTGAGTACGCACACGCGTGACAAACGCCCACTTCGGATCGTTGGAGCAGGTACGGTTGCCCCACAAGCGATAGCCATCGTCACGGATGATCGTGGTGATATTCGCGTTGTTCAGCAGGTTGGCCCGGGACGTCGCATCACCGTCCAGAAACTCGATTGGCCGAGTGGTACCGGTGATGCCGACAAACTCCTTGTTCGACGGGGACGCCCAGAAGCCGTACTCGTTATCGGTCCACGCAAACAGACCCGCCACCCAAGCCGAGGCCGGCGCGTCCACGGTTTCGCTGAGAACGGTGTCCCAGGTCTGAACACCCGGATCGACCAGATACACGCGCTTACTTCCGAAGTTCTCGGCGTAGGCAATAGCGGCCTCGTCGGTGGTGTTTGGGCCGTCGACGATGGCGATACCGCGCAATTTGCCGGCAAGAGCATCGAGCGACGTGGCCACCGCCTGAGTGGCGCTATGGCCTGGGGTGATCAGCAGGCGGGGTTGCGCGTTGAAACGGCTCTTACCGTCCAACAGCGCCTGCATGCCGGTACGCTGGCCGTCCGCAAGAACGCCGCCAATGATGGCCGAGGTCTGCAACGCTGGGGTGGCCAGCTTCTCGACACCGCACGCCACGATCACCGCCTTGGCGCGCATGTAGATCGCCTTGATGGATTTGGTGATTGCCGCGTCTTCGCCCCAGGCCGCCACCGCTTCGCTTTCGCGAGTGATCAGCAGCACCTGATTAGGCTTGGCCGTCGCTTTCGGCCCCGGGGTGAAGGTGTCGCACAGACCGATGATCGAGGACGAGGGCAGCGAGATAACACGCGCGCCGGTGTCCACATTGGTGACGGTCACACCGTGAAAGAAACTCATAGGGCAATCTCCAGAAACGAAAAAGCCCCGCATAAGCGAGGCTGTAGGCTGTTCGTTACGCGTAACGAAAGGCAGGCCGGACGGGATGCCGGCGGTTTAAATGGACTTCCAGGGGTTCACCTCAAACGTGAGGCCCTTCCACTGCGCGGTTGGATCGGCGCTGTAGTCTTCCTTCCAGTCGCTCGGCTCAGGCTTGAAGCCCAGCTGAACAACCAGGGCGCGCGTAGCTGACCACTGCCACACACCGTAAAACCCGTAGTAGCGGCGACCCGTTTTCTTGTGCGTGGCCAGGATGAAGCGGCGGCCGCCCTGCCCCGGCCGGTCCTTGACCACCTCAGAGCCCCAATAGCGGTAATCGCACTCAGCTACGGGGCAGCTGAACCAGGGATTAAAACGCATGTTGTTCGCCGGGTTGCGGATGGCCAACCACCAGAATTGGGAAAACCAGTGATAAGCGCCCAGGTCGAAAGGGGCATTCAAATGCCACCACCCGCGCTTATCGCCCAGGGCACCGTCGCGGTCGTTCGACCACAGCCACGCCCACGCAGGAAGGCGAGCCAGGCGCCAATCACCCGGCGCCTGAGTGAACGCCACAGACGGCCCATAGAAAGCCAGGCCAGGCAGCGCCAGCGGCACCACCACAAAGCCCAGCAGGATCAGAGTTACGCGCAGCGGGAGAAACAACGCCCACTGCAAAGCAGCGCGCAGGATATGCAACGGCATGGGTTAAACCTCAGTTATCGAAAAAGATAACGCCCCGTCAGTGCGGGGCGTTATTCGGATGGCTCTGCAATCCAGGCAGGCGCATGGGGCCGATCCTCGCTATTCGGGAATTCCAGCGATTGCGGCCAGTCGCGCAGCGCCTGCATGTACACAAGCAACTCCGTGAACTGCTCAGAGGAAAGCGCCGTTTCTGCGCCTATCTCAACTTGATCGCGGTGGCGATCCCGAAGCACTGCCGCCTGGGAAAGCTGAACATCCCGCCATGCGCGCTCACCAGCCGCCACTTGTTCCTCATTCGGCGGCGGGGGCTCAATGGCAACCGGCAAACCATCAGCGCCGACGGCAATGATCTTTCCTGTCGCGTTTTTCGCCCGCAATTCTTCGTGAGCCTCGCCAGAAATTTCAACGCAAGTCAGCCCCACAGGCTGCATCCCCGGCAAGTAAAAGCCGCACGTTTCTACACAGAAAAATATCGACATTTACTTACCCATCCCCCAAGCAAAGATATCGCGGTTGTTGGCCGTTACCGTGTAGCTGTCTTGTCGCTCTACGTACACGTTGGTTTTCGTCAGCAAACGGAACTGCGCCGTTACGCTATCTTCTTGACGGGCGAAGGCGCTGAGAACGCCCCCACCCAACACGTAACAGGCATCCGGCCAAGCAAGCGGCCAGGTAAACAAAACGCCAGTATCGCCAGGCAAAGATAGCCGCCCGTACTGAAATAAGAGCCCGCCCAGCCAAGTCGGAAACAACACGTAACCGCTGGCCGCCGTGAAATTCATCACAAAGCCAAAACGCATTTTTTTGGGGGTGACTATAACCGCGTCACTAACGCCCTCATCTACTTGCGCCTGCGTCCCTACTTTTGCCGTTCCCTGATTGATCTCAGTAGCTTGGGCGGCCAAAGGAACCAATGCGGCAATATCAATGTTTCCCTGGTTGATCGGCGCGTTCCACGCCTTGATGCACCACATTACAGCCAAGTTACGGCCGCGCGTTTCAATGGAAGTCCGAACAACTCGACTAGCGTCAAAACTCAAAGCCGCACCTTGAAGCCCCGAAGAAGGACCATCTGCAAAGGAGTTAGCGGTTCGCTCAGTAACCTCAAACGCACCCTCACCAATCACGCCTTCGCCCAGGAACTGATACGCCGGACTAGCGTTCGAACTCAATATACCTTTGATATTTTGTATTGCATCGAGCTGATAGCTACCAATCGCTCGCCCAACATCAACCCCGCGTCCATGGTCCCAGCCACGCAGGAACTCAGCTCGTGACTCCGGCAATCGAAAGTTTCCCGCGCCCTCGTCGCCTTTGTTGAACGCACCACCCAAGAACGCGGCCAGATCGGGATATGCCGCCACACTCTTCACGCTGCCGTCGATTTCCAGAAAGCCCGGCGCGACCTTGTTCACGGGAAAGCCAATCATGGACCCAACCGGCAAGGCCGAGGCCTGGGCGATCATCGCTGCGATTTGGTCCTTGGTGTAGGTATCGGTAATGCCGTATCCGGCCAGTGTGGTCGGATTCGACCCTGAAACGAACACGCCACGATCATTAACCGTGACCTTGGTATAGGTGCCAGCAGGCTTGTTCTTCGGGAGAAGACCGTTAACTGCCTCGTCTACATACTGACGTGTCGCCAGAACCACCGACGGATCGATCTTCAATTGGATGTTCGACGTGCCGCTGGTGATGATGTGCATCCGCACCACCTGATTGCGCCCCGACCCCTGGGCCAATACTGGCTTGTAGCTCGGCGGCGAGTTGGCCACCGCAGAAAATACGCCGTCCTTATCCTCAAGCGCCAGCTCGCGCACCCACCAGCCGCCGACGTCCGGCGGCAACACCACCTCGGCAATCAGCACATTGGCGTCAGTCGGAGAAACCCGCAGCTGATTGATTTGCGCGCGGTGAACTTGGTTGACCAGCTTGGTTTGCGAAGGGCTGGGCACCGGATCGGTACCGTTCGCGTCGCCGATCAACATGTAACGCGGCTCCCACGGAATACCCAGGGCGTCGCAGTTGGTTTTCTTGGCAGCCCCCAACGTGGTGATCATGCCGCCAAAAATAGAATTCTTATCAACCATGTGAGTACACATCCAGTTCGTCGAGGGTGTATTCGCTTACGCCCGCATGGCCTTGAATCACCACGTCGATATCGGGGTTGGCCCAGGGGTAAACGTCGATTTCATCACCGTCATAAACAGCGAAGCCCGTGTAGGCGGCCGCCCGCGTTTCGAGCGTAATGTCGAGCCCAGCCAGATGCCGGCTGACGGGCTTCGCGTCGTCAATCAGGCGCTCAAGCTCACCGAACATTTCTTCAGTGATGCCGGTGTTCAGTACACCCACCCTCAGGGAGAACGTACCCGGCTGGCCTTCTGGCACCGTCTGCCACCATTCGATGACTTCCAGCAGGTAGCCAAGTGGCTCAACCACGCGGCGCAGCGCGCCAATCGTTCCTTTGCGAGAGTGGATAAAAAAAGAAGCCCGTACAGCGTTGCGCTTGGCCGCCTCGGTCCAGCGATCGTCCCAGCGATCTACAGACCAAGCCCAGGCAAGGTGGGGCAGCAAATGAACGGGACAGGTCGCGGGGTTGTAGAGCGAACGCAGCGGCACCACGGTTTTATCCGTGCACGCCGCCTCAATCGCACGCTCTAGCTGTGTGCTGTTGAGCGGCAGAAGGCTTTTCATGTCACTCCCCCAGCTCGACGGTGTAACCCGTGCAGAACGCCGCCTGCGCCTCTGTTGGGGCTAGGTCCTGCCAGCCGATCAACTCAACACGCGAAACAGCTGGAACGTGCAGCTGGGCGTCTACAGCAGAGCGCGCCACCTCGACGCCCAAGCGCCGACGCGGGTTGATCCAGGCAGCCAGCCGCTTTTTGGCTTCTGCCAGCGCCACAGCGCTTTCAGGGCCCGGGCCTTTCATGTACAGAACCGCGTCGACGCGGTACGGCAACACCTCGGCGCTTTGCACAGTCACGCGGTCGCCCAACGGCCTCACGTCCTCGTCGTTGATCGCTTCCGCCACCACAGCCAACAACTCAGGCCCTACCGTCCCATCACCCTCCAGGCCCAGCACCGTTACCGTAACGCGAGCCGGCGCCGGGCTTTCGGCGGACGCATCCGCCACCAGCGCCGAGGCGTTGCGGGCGTGCAGCTTGTAGCTGTTTCGCGGGCCGGCCGTGGTCAAGCCCTCATAAGCCATCTGGATACGCTCGCGGTACGCATCGTCGATTTCCGCGATTTTCTCCACCGGCGGCACGGCGGTAAGGTCTTCCGCCTGGATCACCAGGCGCGGGGTATTTACGTTCGCCCCCAACTGATCGAGGTCACTACGAATCGCATGCGCGAGCAGCAACGCCTTAGCGGCATCGTTTACCCGGGCACGGTCACCGATTCGCGCATAAGCACTGGCCTCTAACAGCTTGACCACTGGCTCACTTTCCAGCGGCGCACTCCAGTTGTCGCCCATGTACTCACGAAAGATACCGAGCGACTCTGAATAAACGTCCTCGACGTCCAGAGGCTCAAGCACGTCCGGTGCCGGCAACTCCGACAGATCAACGATACTCATACACTCACCTCCAGCAACACACTTTCGCCCAGGTAGCTACCGGTAACCTGGATCTTGATCAGGCCGCTCAGAACTGACACAGCCTGTACACGCTCTAACTTCAAGCGAGGTTCCCAGCGCCCTAGCGCCCTACTCGCCTCGGCCTGGACCGCGCCCTTCCAGCCCTCGTTTACCGGCAAATCCACGTAACGGCGCAACTTGCTGCCGTACTCCGGGCGAAGCCGGCGACTGCCCAGAGGGGTGCTTAGAATGTCTCCGATGCACTGCCGCAGATGCGCAAGGCCCGATATAGGCTGGCCGGTGTGGCGGTCCATTCCGATCATCTAAATCACTCCTGCAGCAGTTCGAATTCCTCATTGGATTTGAGGTAATCCAGCGCTTCAGCGTCAGCTTCCGGCACCGATACCCGCGCCTTGATCACGAACAGCTCCCGCTCGCTACCGGGCAGAATCAACGTGCGCGAGGTATAGAGCTTGTCGCGGAACGTAGAGCCAGACGCAATGCCGGCAGCGGGTTTCTCAGAAGTCTTGGCCATGGTTTCCCCCGGGCACAAAAAAGCCCGCACACGGCGGGCTTATGGAATTGAACAGTTAGTGTTTGTGGTTTGCGCTGTTACCGCCGGCGTCAAGGATCTTGCCGGCACTAGTAATGTCTTTCACCGCATGCAAAGCGCCTTGGATAGAGACGTCTTTCGTTACGGATAACGTACCTTCGATGGCCACATCTCCAATCAAGTCGATGTTGGCCGCCTTGACCTTCGCCGCGTTGTCCGTCACGACCGCTTCAGACGCTCCAACCTTGATACTCACTGTGCCGGTGGGCACGGTGATGGTGTAGCTCTTGGCCTCCCAGTCGTAGACCAGAGAGCCGCCATCATCAAAGCGCCAAACCTCGACATGATCCCGGTTGTCCGGTGGTGGACCGGCGCTGCCATACAGACCAGGTACAAACGTACCCATGCCTGCCTGGCCGCTGGGATTGAACAAAATCCCCTGCTCTCCAAGGCTCGGTGCGCGCCAGTGTCGGGCTTTACCTGCCGCCTGGCTGTGCCATCGCACCCAGGCGCTGACCCACTCACCCGATTTGACACGGACTGCCGGGGCCATCAGATCCACACCGACCACTACGCATGGCATCACCATCGCGGCGATCATGCGGTCATGCTCGCCCTGCGGCCAGCTCATGGCTCTTCCCCTGGGGTGGCAGCGTCCCGGTAAGCCTCTAGGTTGAGTTTGAGCATGCTCGGCTTTTCATCGGGAAACGGCCAAACCTCAAGCCCCAGGTACACCTGCTGAGTCCATTCGACAACCCATACCACATACCCATCCAGTTCAGGTTTGGTCCAGTCCTGAGTGGCACGCTCAAACTGCGCAACATTGACCTCAAGCCCCCAGCTTTGCTGTCGGAGCAGAACAGCGAGTTGCGACACCAGGTGCACTGCCTGCTCGTGATGATTGGCCTGGATCGGGTCAACGATGATTCGAGCTTCAAACTTGCAGACCACGCTGGTTTCACCGGTACCGATATCGGTGCCCGGCTCAAATTCAGCCATTTCGAGGAATACAGAAGGCAGTGGAATGCCTTGGTTTTCCTGAATATCCGGCCAAAACACTACCGCCTGAACGCCCGACAAATGCTCCATCAGGTGTTGCTCGATAGCCTGGTACAGATGACTCAGGCTGAACGGCTCATCGGACATTAGCGCTCCCCTTCAGATACTTCTGCAGTTCGTAATTGAGCTCTTGCTCGAGGACCATCAGCAACTGCTCATCTGCGCGCTTGATCCAGGCCTCAAAGTGCGGCCGTGCCTGCTCCAGGGATACCTTGGCCTTCGCCAAAGGAAAGCGATTGTCGCTTTCCTCAACGAAGCCACTGCGCCGGCGGCCCTGAGTCGCCTCCGGGTAGTCATCGCTGTTGAAGTGCTTGCTGGCAGTACGGATCCAGATATCGGCGCTGCTGCCGTACACCTGTTTGTAAAATGCCCCCTGATAGCGTCGCCCTGCCACCGACACACCTCTGCCGGTCTGACGTGCCCGACCGATGCGACTTGCCTCGATGGCGTTGAGGCCGAACCACAGCTTGCCGCGCATCGCACCGCCACTCGTGGGGTAAGCCCGCAGCCGTTGCCGGACTGCGCCAACAGCGATGCGCTCTTGCTTACCCACTGCCCGGGCAATGTGGGTACGCAGCCAGCCGAGAGTTTTGTTGATCGCTCGCCGCTGTGCAGCAGCCGCTGCCTTGGGTACCAGCCGGCCGAAATCCTGAAAGCGCTTCAGGTCTGCCAGTGACGGCTGAATGTTGATCAAACCACCGTCGCGTTTTTGTTGTGCGTAGCTTCCGACACTCATGGACGCTTCCTCAAGATCAGTGCCACTAGGCCGTCACCACCGGGCTCCAGCTGCAGCAGGTCGTATTCCCCACCCCCGTCCAGAACAGGCAGATCTAGAGTGACGCGCAAGCCTTTGCTCAGGCCGTCTGAGTCACGCACACGAATTTCAAAGCGTGGTTCGCGGATTGCGGTTTGGGTTTTTCCAAACTGCGGCGCCTTCCATGGCGCCATGAACATGCCCAGGACGGGTTCGGCGCGACCCTCGATCTGGGCGGAGTCGCCCAGGGTTTCGAAGACCACGTCGTCGATGTCCTCGATCAGATCGCGGAAGGACACGGTCAGAGTTCCAGCAGGATCTGCGCCAGAGGCCGCGTGCACAGGTGCAGCGGATTGGACTGGGCTTCACCGGCCACGCCCTTGTTGAAAGGCAGCGGCTCGATCTTGCTGTAGTACGGGATGCCCTGGGTGTTGACCGTTTCCATGTAGTCGGCCGGTGCGAAGGACGAGATATACAGATCCGGCACGCCTTCGGGGATCAGCAGCGCCTTGTCGTCGTGGACGAACGAAATACCCGCCACCTTGCCGCGATAGCGCTCCCAGACGATACCGCCGAACTCGAAGCTCTCACGGGCATCTCCGCGCAGAGCAGCAGCCTGCATGGTGTTGAGGTAAGTCTCTTTGACCGATTTGTGGACGATCAGCTTGTTCCAGAAGTTCTTCCCACAAAAGGCGCGGGAGCCGCTGCTGGTGATACTGCCCAGCGCTTCCTCTTGCATGTCGAGGGCTTCGCCAGCGCGGACACGCAATTCAGTGTCCGGGTTGCCCAGGCCCATGGGCAGCTTCTTGCGATTGACGCCAAACGTCTTGTAGATATCCAGCAGTGACGTTTTTCCATCCGCGTCCAGGATCTGCCCGTTCAAGGCGCCCATGCGTTGGAATTCGTGAGTGGCATCCAACTGGCGGCGGGCCTTTGCCAAGCGCTTGTTAACCACATCCTGTACGGACTGCAGCTCAGTGCGCGTGCCGAAGGCGCGAATACCCTGGATCTCATCAGCCTTGATGGTGAAGCGCTCCGGCAGATGCACGGTGTTAAACGGGATCAGTTGACGCTTGGTCGCGCCGACGACCAGGCCCGAGGTACCGCGCTCGCCGGCTGGCACCAGGGCCAGGGTATCGCCGTCTTTCTCGATCTGCACGGTGATCGTGCTGATGCCCTCTTCGCGGAACAGGCCCAGGCTGCTGATGCGGCCCGGCAGGTATTCTTGGTCATTGATTGCAGCGGTCAACGAGGAGACGCTGAATGCATCGTCTTCAAAAATGGCGATATCGGCCATGGGGGTACTCTCCAGAAACGAAAAATCCCGCACTTGGCGGGATGAACAAGCGGGGGTGATCGTCTTAGCGGACGATGATGTGATTGACGCCCAGTGCTTTTTCAGCAGCGGGATCAAGACCGGTCAAATGCGCCTCGCTGACCTCGGCCAGCCGCACGATGGCACGACCACGCCGCACTACATCGGACTCGCCCAGCGGACCGTAGAGAATTGCGATTGCGTTCTCAGTGCCGTCCTCGGCAGTCGGCTTATACGGCGCGAACTCGCTGGAGGCGGTGATCAGGCCAAGGATCTGGCCTGGCTCCAGCGCCGCACCGGCAGCAACGTTGATCGCTTCGCGGGAAATGTTGCCAGCGCCTTCGGATAGCACGAACTCGCCCGCGTGCATCGTTTCAATTTTCATGCTCTTGCTCCTTTCGAGGTTCCATTCTGAGCCGCCTGGCGGTTGGTCCAGATTGCGTGGGTGTCGACCTGCTTGGCCTTGATCGTTTTGTCTGGGTCATTATCCAGCGGCAGGCTGTTGTTGATTTCAAAGGTGCCGCCGCTGCTCACCAGTTTGTCGAACAGGCGGGCACGTACTGCGGCTTCGTCCAGGCCGGCAGTGATGAATTCGCCGGTCAGCTCTGGCAGGCGTGCTGCAACACAGAGACCATGCAGCGCTTTCGCATTCGTCAGTGCTGCCTGAATCACCGCTTCGCTTTCGAGCTTGGTGGCAGCGAGCAACGGTTCAACCAGGTTGTTGATGCCTGCTGCTGCGCAGCCTTGCGTGACCATCAGTGCCAGCTTTGCAGCATCAAGCACCGGGGCTGGATCTGGCTCAGGCGGTTCAGCTTCAGGCTCTTCGTCCAATTGGGCGAGCAATTCCGGCGGTGCATGCTGGAACCGCTGCAACACGCTACCCTGGCCGAGACATGCGCTGACCTTGAGGCCATCGCCGACTTCATCAGCAAGGCCCAAGGCCACCGCCTCGTTGGCTGTGAGCCAGGTTTCAGCATTGACCATGCGCCGCAGCTCCGCCTCGTCGATGTCCGGCGCCTTTGCCTTGTAGGCTGCGATGATCGCTTCCAGCGTTTGGTCCAGTACATCGGCGACGCGGCGGAAGTCTTCCGCATCGCCACCGGTAAAGGTGTAGGGGTTGTGGATCATCAACATGGCATTGGCAGCGATCACCACCCGATGAGCGCCACATACCGCGACACTGGCCGCGCTAGCTGCCAGGGCATCAATACGACCGGTGCAGCGCTCGCCCAAGCGCGACAGCGCGTTGTGGATCGCTAGGCCGTCGAACAGGTCACCGCCGATGCTGTTGAACGCAACGATCACAGGCGACGCTCCGTCATCCATGGCGCGCAGATCCTGCACAAACTGATTGGCGGTAACGCCCCAGGCGCCGATCTCGCCATACACGAAGATCTCGATGTTGCGCTGCTCGGCTTCGCCGCTGGCCTGGAGGGTGTACCAGCTCTTGTCGGCCACCTTTACCTGCTTGCCCGCCTTGTCATAAACGCGGGGCTTGGTCTTTTTGCTCATGGTTGTTCCTTGTCATCAATCGTCTCGATGGCTTCAAGAGTCGTGTAGTTGAGGCCGAGCCCTGTCGCCCTGACGAGATCGGCGGCGTTTTCGGTGTCGACCGTTTCTGCGTCGTAACCGGTGCGCAACACCATCTCGCTGCGCGAGGCGAAACCCGCTTGCACTTCCATCCGCCGCGCCTGAACGTCCTGCACCGGCTGGATGTAGGCCCAGCCTTGCGGCACCCAACGCGTGCGCAAATATTCACGCCGACGTTGCGCGTAATCCTCCAGCACTAGGGCACCTGACAGCACCGCCATATCCATCCAGGCCGCTCGCACTGGGCGACACAACTGATGCACATACACGCCGAATTGCAGCTGCTCCAGACGGCGCCGGAACTCGTTGAGTACCACCCGCAGCGCCCGGTCGTTGACCTCGCGCATGTCGCCGGTGAGGATTTCGTAAGGCGTGCCTGAGCCTGCTGCCGCAGCCATCAGTTGCTGACGCATGAAGTCCGGGTAGTTGTTGCCTGCGTCCGGTGGCTTGGAAAACTCCACCTCTTCACCTGGCCCCAGCTCCTGCATGGTGCCGGGTTCCAGGGCAACCATCGGAGTGAAGCCATCGCGGTCAGTGGTCAGCAGCTGGCCGGTGATTGGATCGCGAGGTGCTGGACCGCTGTCCGGTGCGGGCCGCTTGATGAAGCCGGCGAACAAGTTTGCCACCTCCTGGCGGAACAGCACCGCATCGTCGTAGTTGTCCAGACTGCGCAGGCGCTTCAACACCGGGGCCAGACGCGGCACGCCTCGCAACTGCCCCGGCTCCATCGGTTCGAAGATGTGCAACACCTGAGCCGCTGGTACGCGCACCAACTGGTTGTAGCCGGCGCTCAGCGACGACGAGTCGCGTGGGTGTGACATGTACATCCAATACGCCACACGCTTGCCGGCCGGATTGAACTCGATCCCGGCGCGGATCACATTGCCATTTTTGGCCGGTTCAAACTTATCGTGCGGGACAAACTCAGGGGCCAGCGCCTGCAATTGGAGCGGCACTGCCAGCCCTTCGCCTGGGCTGCGCGGCCGCAACCGCACAAAGCACTCACCGGCCGTTTCAACGGTGCGCGCCACCAGAGCCTGCATTCCGTAGAAATCGGTCAGCTCATCAGCGTCCGCTTCATCCACCCAGTCGTCCCACAGTTGCTGCTGGAGTTTGCGCAGCTCTACGTCTTCAGTCGTCGGCCTGGGCGTGATGCCAGTGCCGATCAGGTTACTGACGCGCTTGTCGATGACGTTGAACGCATACGGATCATTGCGCACTGCCGCCCGCGAACGCGCACGCAGGTTGCGCAGTGCCGGGGTGTTGATGCTGTTAATGCCGTTGTCGGTGGCTTCCCAACTGGCCGAGCGACGTCCCTCCCCGGCGCCTTCGTAACTGGCCTTGATGTTCGACGGCAGCAAGAATCCATTACGGGTCAGCGTCGGATAATGTCGAGCCATTAGATTCCCTTACCTCCGTGGGTGAGCCGAACCACGCGAGAGCGCGGCCCGGCGGCTTGGCTCAGTGACGTGCGGATCTCGTCACGAGCCTTGAGCAGTTCGTCGATGGAGCGGTACTCCACCGTGCGGTCCGTGTAGCGCACGGTCTTTTCACCGCGTGCGATGGCGCGCTCGATGGCGTCGAGGTGCTTCGGGGTAAACGACATATCAGCGTCTCTTCAAGTAACCGCTGGTGGAGCTGCGGCGTTGTGGGGGTGCAGCAGGTCGCGGTTGGGCGACAGGGGCAGCAGATGGTGGAGCAGCAGGAAGCGACTGACGTGCCGCAACCGGTGCAGGTGCAGGTGCAGGTGCTACGTCAACATCCACACGCTCGCCCTGCACAGGTTTGATCCCCAATGCATCATCGAACAAACCGGACTGAGCCAGCGCTTGCCGTACCCGCTCCCAGTCATGTTCCTGGTAGCGGTTGATCCCGAGGTAGTGCGCCATCGCCAGGCAGTACACCATCAGGTCGAGCGCTTCGTTGCGCTCGGCCTTGCCCTTGACCCACTCGATGCGCTTGTAGCCTTTGACGTATCGGGCGACCTTGCGCTCGGCCACGCACTGGGCGAAGAACTCGTCCGGCAGGTCGTTGGCAAAGTGCAGCGCGCCGGGGCCGTCCTCGAAGGCGTAGCGGTTGTAGATCCAGTCCTTCGCGGTGTCGGTGCCGACAAACCAGAGCTCGGCGCCGCCACGTTCGGTCTGGCCCTTCCAAGTCACGTCGACCATGGACGGCCGCTGAGCGATCACCGGCTTGCCGGGCTTGCTAGCCCCCTTGAGAGCGAACACGTTGCGCCAGCGCCGCACACGGCAGAACTGGTATAACTCGTCGGTGTGGTGACCGCCGGAGTCAACGCCTGTCGCCAGGATCGCCAAGCCGACACCGCAAGGATGCCGGTATCGAACCTTGAGTTTTTCGTCCAACACTGACCAGGTGCGCTCATCGGCTGGGTCGCCCCAGATCACCTGGTGGTCCACCACCCAGCGCTCCATGCCGACACCGAAGCCCATAACCATGAGCTCCAGGCGATTGGCCTGGACGTCAACGGAGGCTGTCAGCATCAGCACACCCGCCGGCATGCTGCCCAGGGTGTAGATTTCCAGCCGTGCCCGAGCGACCAACACTTCGGCCTTGGTTTGCTCTTGCGCGCTGTCCCAGACCTTAGCGAGACGGGTGTTGTAGAACACCTGCATCAAGCCCATGTCGCCCTTGACCTGGGCCGTCTTAGCGTCTTCGAACTCCTCGGCAAGCGAGGCCCAGTCCTTCCAGCCAATCGGCGAGTAGAGCGCGTTCAGGTGGAAACCCACTGTCTTGCCATCACCGCTGCCATGGGCACGCCACTCGCCACGGGCGAGCATGTCGGTCTTGTGATGTTCGTCAATCAGGACGTCGCATTCAGGCGCGGCGCACTGGTAGTGAACCGTCCTGTAGTCCTGGCTGTAGAGCAAGCGCTCCCATTCCAACACCTGCATGTGCCCACATGAAGGGCACGGCACGTAGTAGTAACGCTGATCGCTGGACTCAAACAGATCCGCGATCCGTGAGGCGCCTTTGATCGTCGGCGAGCTGGAGAAGTAGATCTTGGCATTGCGGCCAAAGTTGGTCGCCCGTGTCTCTGCCAGCACGATGGGGTCACCCTCCTGGCCGACGTCATTCTCCCAACGGTCAACCTCATCGCCGTAGATGTAGCGTGCCGACAATTCGGACAGGTTGGCAGCCGAGCCCGCCGTGGTGACGTACAAGGCGCCGCCCTCGAACTCCTTGGTGTCCATGGTGTTACGGGCATCCCTCGAGCGGCTGGCCGCAACCCGCTTAGCCAGTACTGGGGTAGCCTTGATCGTCTTGCTGATACGTCCGGAAACCCGCTTGGACAGGCTCAGACTGGGCAAGAGCGCCAGGATGTTGGACGGTGCCATGTGGATCAGGCCGCCCATCCAGTTCAAGGCAATCTGCGTCTTCATCAGCTGCGAAGCCACCATCGTGACCACTCGCCGACATGGGTGCGCCGGTGATAGGCAACGCATTGGCTCGCGAGCATACGGCGTCCGGTCGGTACGGTACTGGCCCGGTTCCGGTGCGCCTGTATCTCGCGGGATGCGCATGTACTCGTCGGCCCACTCGTCGATCCAGAGGTCTGGGTCAGGACGCAGCCCACGGAAATATGCCTCACGGTACGCACGGTCACCGTCAGGAATTTCCGTGGTCATAGGTCAACCCGTTGTCATTGCTCGTTCAAGGTCGGACGAGGACATGCGCTCAGCCTCTTCCAGTGATTTGCGGAGTGTCGCCGCCAGGTGTTTCTCGATGTCCCAGGGATCGGTCATGGCTGCAACCTTGTGGGAAAGCTGGGGGAGCAGGCCGAACAACTGGTCACGCAGATGTCGTCCCGCGTTATAGGCCCCCAGCTCCACCGCATCCCTGGCAACCAGCGAGCCCTGCGCCTTGTGCAGCTCGATCTCGGCCAGTTGCGCAAGGTTGTGTTCGCGCATGGCGCGAGCCTTCTGGAAGTCGTGGCCCTTGGCGCCGACAGTCATAGGCTGCGGCGGCGCAGCCGTGTTAGTCGGCTCGACCAGGGGGGACAATTGGCTGTAAACGTCGCGCTGGATCCGGTCCTGCTGGTGTCGAGCAGCGACGGCGGCCTTGCTGGGGTCGGCGGTTTCGAGGATCAGCGCTTCGGTTGCCAGCACGTCTACCATTTTGCCGTCCGGCGACAGGACCAGGCGATTGTTGCCTTTCAGCCAGGTGATGTAACTCGGCGTCCTGCCGATGCGAGCCGCGAAAGCGCTTTTAGACAGGAACAGTGGATCCGTCATAAGCCCTCCTTTTCAACGGCTTTTCAATGGAAGCCTTTCAATTTCAATGGATTGAATTTCAGTAAGCTGGCAGCCCACCCGCTAACGCTTTCCCGCGGGTTTCATGCCCCGTGTCCCTCGGATGCCTCCAGGGTCCCCGGCGATTTTCGGCGCCCCGAAACGGTGCATCATCCCGGCCCCCCACAGGCGGAGGCGCTTCGTCGACACCAGCACGCGTGAAGGTCCGGGGTTCACAAAGCCGAGTGCTTACGCAAATTCCCGGAGTGCCTCTTGCAGGCGTCTGGCTTTGACGATGGCTTCAGCATTACTTTCGCGCTCAGCCTCAACCGATAGGGCTACCTCTTCAATACGGCCAGCCAACGCCTTCATGCGCTTGCTGAACTCTTCCGAAAGACTCACCACCTCACCAGACAGTGCCGCCAGCACATCCAATGCGCCCTCAGGCTTCTTGATCGAAACAATGGTCTGCTTGGCTACCTGAGTCACGACTTGCTCCTTCTTTGGTTTTGGGGTGGCGGCATCACGCTGAAACTTTCCGGCTACTGGCTCGCGGATAAGACCGGCGTCTTTGAGCTCGCCAAGAGCACGGCGTATTGCAGGGGCTGTGGCACCAGTGGCTTTAGCTGCCTGAACGGCGGCGTGGATAGCTGGAACGCTCCAGCTCGTTTGGATCGGTACATAACCAAAGATTTTTTGAGCAATAGAAGATTGCCCAGCAAGCATCTGCTGCTGCCTGGATACATTCATTTCTGGAGACCTGCTTAATAAGTGGCTGGGGTGGGAGCTATTCAGAGCGATTCGATTCGGCGGACACTTCGCTGACGCCCAGCCGCTTGGCAACCCAGCGTTCGTAAAGGCCGATGGCGACATCGGCGCCGGCCATCGCGGTCAGGCAACCCAAAGCGCCTGCCGTCCAGATCGACATGCCGGCGGCAATCATCAACATCATCGCGGTCACACCGCAGGCAATACAGGCACCGGATCGCAACGCGAGGCGGCGTAACAATGCCCAGCCCCGCGCCCCGTCCTTATCGGCTCGCCACATCTCCCCCGAAACACCGCCGACCAGAGCCAGAACTATCACTAACCAGATCGGCATCTCTGCCAGCGCTTGCTGCTCATTTGTCATGTTGTGCCTCAAGTGAAGGAGTGTGCCGAACACAAAAAAGAAAACCCCGCCGGGGGGCAGGGTTTCAGTGTCATGACAAACGCCAGGACGGAGTGCACAGCACGTGCTCGTGGAGCGCCAAGGCGCAAATTCCATATCGTGGGGGCTTTTTACCCTGCTCCGGAAAAACCGAAAAGGGGTGTTTTTCGGTTGATACGCTCGACGCACCTTTGACGCACTTTGACGCAGCTTTGAGGCAATCCCTCCAGACGAGCGGCAGTCAGCAAGATCTCATGCGGACCACTGTTGACGCTCGCGTCAGATCAGTTGCCGGCGATTTCACGCGCATATTCCGTGCACGACCTCGCGCACTACGCACGGTCAAGATCACCTGTACCTGCTGATGCAAAGCGTGGACCCAGTTCCTATACGTCCGATCCGCATCATCTCCCAAGCCCAACAATGGCAACTGAGAGCGTACCGACCACGCAGGCCGAGGCAGATAGCGATTACGCGCCAGTTTAGCGAGCAACGCCCCTTTTTCGGACTGCCGCTCCAGCTCCGCGAGGGCAGCCGCGACCTCCATTGCAGCGTGGTCCATCCCACCACCGGAGGCCATCATAAGATCGCGAGATCCCGGGGTTCCGCGAGGAGCAGAGCCGCCCCACTCCATGATCGTCGCCATGGGGCTGCCCAATCCGCCGCCATCACCTACTTGGTTGAACTGGTTACCCCAATGCTGCATGAGCTCTTCAATTTCTTCGATCATCACACCGCTCCCCCACCCAAAACCGAACCCGACACAAAAAACGCTATACCCCACACAAACCCAACACAACTAAAACCCTTTGAAATCAATAGCCTTAAATCAAATGTGTCGAGTGTGTTGGGTGTGTTGGGTTTAAGGGTTCTCGCATAAGAAAAAAATATTGCTGCCGTTTGTTCAAATAACGTCGCCCATGCGCATGCGCGACGCCAAACCCAACACACCCAGCACACAAAGCTGAAAGCCGCGAAATAGAAGGGATGAAATTGTGTTGGGCATCTAAAACCAACCCAACACATACCCGACACACCCAACACACTTTTAGACGGACTCATGCTGCAGCCGCCTTAATGTGGTCCCAGTTGTCAACGCTCCATCCCGCCAGGCGCGCCGCAGCCCGCCAAGCAACCACCGCTTTGCCCAGGTCGGCCGAGCTGAGTGATGGGGGCAGGGAAGCCTGCTCATCGCGGGGAAAGAAGAACGCCGCGAACTTGCGATTGCTGCCATCCGTCCAGGGGATGGCGCGGGTCTTCTCCACCTCCGAGCTGATGAACAACGAGAACTTCGTCTGACTCATCACATGCTCTTTGTTGCGGTGGCACCACTCTAGGAACATTGCGTAAAGGTCAGTAGACAAACAGGCGCCCCACATATCACGCCCAAGCTCGCCGTATTGCCAGAGGAACAGGAAAGTCTGCCAACTGGCCCGACTCAGTGCCACCAACCGCTCACGCGCATCAGTGCTGGGCGGCCTGGTGCGCTGGTCGAAGCCGCCCAGGTCAACTGACAACAACCACGCGTACAGCGCCGCGACGCCGCCATTCTCCAGCTCTCGTCCTACTGCCTTCTGGCGCTCAACCGGAAGTGTCTCCATCGGCCAAAGCACCAACATTCGCCGGTCACTGGGCGCGATAGGCCAGGGCATAATCTCGTTGCTTAGGAACGCGGCGTTCATGTGGTTGGCTTCCTCCCAACCGTTGATGAACTTCGATTCCATGCGCACCGTCTTGCCGGTCACCAGGTGCTTGATCTTGCCCACCTGGTTATAACGCTGATCACGGCTCACGACCTCTTCGAACACCGCCCACAACTTGCGGCTTTGCCAGGCGTTGAAGTTGCTTTCGAGCTGAGTCTGTCCGACCGTAGCCGCGTACTGCCCATAGAGCAATCCGAAGGCATCGGCGAACAGCAGGCTTTTGCCCGAGCCCTCCATCGTCGAGTGAGCCAGCACCGCCGTATCCATCTTCGCGCCCAAGTGCTGCAACGGGTACGCCAACCACTTCACCAGCCAATCTCGTGACGACTGGTCGTGGTTGCACAGGAATGAAATCAACCACCGCAGGTTCTCGCACGCGGCATCATCGCGCGCCGGCTCCATTGGCAGACCGTCGAACGTGTTGATGTAAATGTTTGGATCCTTGGTCATCGTCGGGTCGAACACGATGTTTTCCACATCGACCACGCGCCGCTCCGGGCTGTTCAACCACATACCGTACATATCGCCGAGGGCCATCTTGACCGCGCCTTCGGCAACCCGCCGCTTCTTTTCCCGGTCCCAAACATCTTTGGTACCATCGATGTACACGTACCGTTCAATCGGCTCCAGGTTCAGTGCACCACCCTTCTTGCCAGCCATCTTGCGGGCTTGCTCGATCTCCTTGACCTTGTCATCCGAGATCAGCTTTTTGCTGGTATCGTCGACCCACTGTTTCGCCAGTGGCTTGCCGACGCGAGCCTCAAACGCGGTTTTCTTCATCACCCGCGCCTTGTCGAGATCCCACACTTGCGTGGTGCCTTCGACCAGCACGTAACGACGCAGTACTTGTTCATAGGTCAGCACCTCCCCCGCCCCCCCATCAGCAGCAGGAGCGGCCTTACTTGCCGTCGCACTGGAGTCCTGCTCGCTGGCATCCGCCGATGGGGCCGGGGGAAGATCTTGTGTGGCTGGGCGGGACGCATGCTGCATACCCAACATCCGGGCGGCTTCCTTCACCGCCTTCGACTGATCGCCATCGTGGTCCAGCAGGCAAAACACCTCAAACGCGTCATTCTGGTGACCGTTGGCCAACGGATCCGCGCCATGGTGCGAATAGACCTTGCGGTCGGTGACCGTCACACCAGGTAGCCCGGTGCTGCTGTGTGGATACAGCCATTTGTTACCGCGCTTGATGTAATCGTGGGCACGCAACAGCTCTTCCACATCGTGGCAACGGTTGAATTCATCAATCACCGAGGGTTTGCCGTCAGCAGATGGAGCACGCTTGATAGGTTTCGCGGCGGGCTTCTTCGGTTTCGCTGCCCAAGGGCACGCGGCCTCGGCGTTGCGTTTGAACACATCCCAATTTTGCCAAATGTTCAGCAGCTCGTTGGTAAGCACCGGCAGACCATCAGCAGCATTCGGCGGCGTGCGCCAGGTGTACGGCTTGCCAGTACCCGGATGGATCGATGGCGGGAATACGTCCTGCACCAAGCCGGCGCGCATCTCAAACACCGTGAAGCGCTTGTATTCGTCGGCCTCGGCCTTGGCGGCCTCTTCACCGACAGAATCGCCCTGCTCTTTCGCGGCCTTGGCCCGCGCCATCAATCCTTTGTGAATCGACCCGTCAGGGTCTTTCTCGTTGGGCCAGGAAAGCGAGTGGCGCGTCAGCTCCATGTCATCGGGCATTTTGAACAGCACACGGAACCGCAAAGGATTGCCCACGATGGTCGGATAGACCACAGCCATGGCGTCCAGATCGAGACCCATCTGGTCGAACAATACAAACCGCGTCCACTGCACATCGTCCACGTCCAACGAGCAGACACGGCTGGGCCCGAGCACTACGCCCAGGTTGTGATTTGGATTGCGCTGCCAGAATGTTTCGGCGGCAACCGGGTCGGTGATGTAACCGCCCGGCTTGTTCCAGCCCATGCCCTTCGGCGCTTTTTCGCCAGGGTCAATTGGGACCAGGGCAAGGCTAAAGGTTTCGATGTAGCGGCGAGCCCAGGACGATATCGCTGTGCTGGTGGATTGCTCACTCATCGCCGCCGCTCCCGCAACTCCTGGCAACTGACGCAGGTAGCACAACCCTGGATCGTCTGCTGACGAAGTAACGGGATAGGCTCGTCGCAATCCTCACAGAATTGCGCGCTCAGGGAGCACGTTGGGCGTGGACGGCTCGCCAGTGCGAGCTGTCGGAAATGCTCAGCAGCATCGTTGGCGATATCGATATCATCAGACATTGTCAGTGCCCTCCATAGCCTTGCGCGCACCAGCCATGATGCCCAGCACCTCGCGGATAACATCCATGCCGCGCTGTTCCAGCAGGAGGACTTCGTGGGGTTCCCAGATGTTGTCGGCGGCGCCGTCGTGCATGCAGGCCACGAACTGGCCTGACTCCTCAAGCATCTTGCCGACGGCCTTCAACGCATCGGCAGTTGCCGGTACCGGAATTGGCTTGTACCAAACGGCACCCGCCGGCCTTACCAGGGCATCTAACAGGCAAGGATCGGCGGTCAGCCTGATCACCTCTTCTATTTCGTCAGGATCCAGCCAGCGCCGCTCTTCGTCGTGCTTGACCTTCTTCTGCAGGCTGTCGTAATCGAGCACCATGTCCAGCGCCAAAGCAGTCACGCCGCCCCGGTAATCATGGGCCGCGCGGTAGATCGCTTTGCGCAGAGAAAGAACCGGCCCAGTGGCCGGTGATTGATCTGTTCGACTCATAACCGTAAATACCTCTTTTACGGTCTAGCCATAGAAACGGGCACGCCCTATCCTACGACCACGACCGATGTGCATGTGCTGTGTGTCGTCGTAGCCGGGCTGGGGGATCTTTGGTGAGAGGCCCCAGTCCGGCACCCTTTCAAGCTGCCGATTTCAAGCCAGCTGCTTCTTTTTCTTGGGAATAAAGGCTCTCAATGGCTTTTCCCGTTACATACCGAACATCCGCCCCCTTGGCTGCCCGATTAATTGTTGGCTGTGTCGTACCCACACGCTCTGCAATGACGCGCTGGGATAAACCAGTGCTCAGTAACTCCGCGAGCATTTGCTGAATAGTCATATCAATCACCGATGCGCTTTCGCATTGACCGCCACAATACACAAACGTATTGATTGATTCAATACACTTGATGATACGTTTCTGAATCAAGGCAGGAAAAAAGTGATTGGCGATCGCATTGCTCAGCGTATGCATGAGATGAATTTGTCCGAAGGCGAACTTGGCCGGCGCTCTGGCGTTCCCCAACCGACGATACATAGGATTGTGACCAACGCAGTTGCCAGCCCACGCCACCAAAACGTCGAAAAGATTGCAAAGGCTCTCAAGGTCAGCAGCAACTGGCTGTGGAAGGGGGGCGATCAATCAGACCAGGGGACCAAACAAATTAATGGCGCCGCAGCCGAGGAGCATAATGTTGAGCCGGGCCCAACCATCAAAGGATATGTACCATTGATATCGTGGGTTCAAGCTGGGGCATGGTGCGAAATCACGGACGTTAAAACGCTCGATGATGCAGAGCTCTGGCTTCCCTGCGCCGCTTCTCACAGTAACCAAAGCTACGCTTTGCGTGTGAGGGGGCTATCGATGTTCAACCAGCACGAGCGCCGCTCTTTCCGCGACGGCGATATAATTTTCGTCGACCCGGCGAAAGAGGCTGAAAATGGATCGCTTGTTATCGCAAAACTAGTCGACAGCCAGGAAGCGACCTTCAAGCAGCTGGTAATGGAGGGAAGCAGACGCTTTTTAAAACCATTGAATCCTGCGTGGCCGGAGCCAATTATTGAGCTGGGCCAAGACGCCACGATTTGCGGGGTTGTATTCTCCAAGCTCGAAATTTTTTAAGTAGCTATCAGCACGAAGGCACGCTTGATGCGTGCCTTTTTTATGCCCAGACCAAAATCAATTCAAATACGTATTGACTGAATCAATACGTATTTGTATCGTTTGCATAGTTACCTCTCACCAAAGAGTACGAACCATGCAAACGACACAGCACAGCAACACCCGCTGCCCGGTCTACCTTCACCCGGCGGCGGCAACCAGCCCCGCCGCCGTAGAACGCATCCAGCGCGACACCGGCCTTCTGGTCATCGTCAATCTGGGTCGCGCCACGATTGCTCCCGCCCCCACAGCCTCCGCCAGCGATGACCTGGGCCCATGGGGAGGCGACGCAGCATGAGGCCTATTCTGATTGGCCTCACTGGCCGCGCCCGCTCCGGCAAGTCGACAGCCGCCGAACACCTGGTTGGCACTTACCTTCTGGAGCACTACGCATTCGCTGATCCGCTCCGCGATGGCTTGATGGCGATCTTCAACCTCGACCCCTCCGACTTCGAAGGCGATCGCAAGGAGCAGCCACTGGCTTGGCTCGACCGCTCGCCACGTCAGCTGATGCAGTCGATGGGCACTGAGTGGGCACGCAACACCGTGCACCCAGATGTATGGGTAAAGCTCGCTGAACAAAACCTCGATTACATGACGAAGGCGCTGGGCGCGGTGCTGGGCTTCGTCATCAGCGACGTGCGCTTTGAAAACGAAGCGGACCTCATTCGTCGCCGCGGCGGCACGGTCATTCATATTTTTCGAGCCGATTCACCAGCCGTGAACCCTCACGTCAGCGAGGCCGGGGTAGCTGCTCATAAGGATGATCTGACGCTGACTAACTACGGCACGGTCGAGGAGTTCCTGCGCTCGCTGGATGAGGTGTTCCTGATGGTTCGCCGCATCCAGCAACACTCCGAACATCTCACAGCCTGAGGCCGCAGCCATGAACCGCACCCTGGATCAAACCGCAGCTTTGCTCGGGCTCAAGCCCCGCGCCTTCCGCACCAGGCTGCGGGAACTTGGCGTGATCAACTCATCAGGCGACCTGGCCAGCGCCCACCGCGAGCGCGGCTACCTGTTTTCGGACGCTCGCGTGCGCTGGAATCCAACGATCGGCAAGCCCGTGCATTACGCCGTAGTGATGGTCAAGGAAGCCGGCGTTGAGTGGATCGCCAAGAAGCTGGACATCACTATCACCAACAAGGACGCAGCAGCATGAAGACGCCGAACGCCATCAACTCCGCTGTAGGCGCCCTGAAATTGGTGCCGATGTACCTCAACCACCCAGCGGTAATCAGCCGCGCCACGCTGATTGGTGCCTCGGCCGAAGCTGTCGCGCTGCTGGAGTCATTGCCCGGCGTGTCGGTTGAATTGGCCGAAGTGTTCCGCTGCGTTGACGCAGTGATTGCAGAAGGCCAGATCGCCTACGTGACGCCGGTGAAGTGCCCGGAATATCCATACGGCGCCGTCATCGCAGACGCCGAGGGCAACGTCCTGGCAGCGGCCAAGGGCAAGAGCAAAGAAGGTCTCGCCGAACTGATCCGACTCAAGCTGGTGCCCCGAAAGGAGGGGTATGGGGAGGAATCCGCGTGACCACCACCCTGGAACAACTCCGGCGCCAGTTCGCCACGCCGTGCCCAACCTTGACCGCCGTGCGTGAACAGTACTTCACGCACATTCGCACCGACCGCTACCTACTGAGCGAAATCAAGGCAGGTCGTATCGCGCTGGTGGTCAAGCGGCTGCACTGCTCGGCCCGTGCCAAGCCCGTCGTTTACCTCCACGACCTGGCCGACTACCTCGACGCCCAAGCGACGAAGCAAGCAGCTTGATTCAAACGGTAGCCCCTGCCGACCAGGGGCGACACAGCCAATGAGGCACAGCACATGAACACCAAAGCACGTCCCTTTATGGACACCCTGCGCGACATCGAGGCCGGTGGCCTGCTGGACGAACTCACCGAGGCCCAGCACAGCCTGATCGACGCCATCCGCATGACCGGCAAGGGCGGCGATCTGACCATCAAGCTCACCTATAAGCCTGACGGCGGCGGCCAGATGACCGTGAAGGCCGACGTTAAGACCAAAGAGCCTGTTCTGGCTCGCGGCACGTCCCTGTTCTTCCTTACGCCCGAGGGCAACATCACCCGCCGCGACCCACGCCAACAGGAAATCCCGCTGCGCAGTGTCGAGGACGAACCCGGGCCTGGAGCTTTGCGCCAGGTCAGCCAATAACACCCACGCCACCAACCTCTCACCAAATTGTCACCCACTGGAGCACATCCAATGCAACAAGCCCTACAGCACCTAGTCGCCCTGGCTCAGGCCCTCGGCAAACCCATCGAGGTTCCGGGCATCCCTGCGCCGCTGGCACTCGTACCGAACGGGGTCAGCATCGAAAGCCTGGAGCACCTGCTGCCCGTGCCTTCGCGGATCAAGCAGAAGCTCACCGTACTCGATGCAGAGTCGTTCATCAGCTACGTCAATCGCTTTTCCACCCAGGCCACGGCAGTGTTTTGCAACGGTCCCGAGGGTCGCACTTTCACAGCGGTGATCGACTACCACGATCCGGCCGCACCAGCCTGGCGCGATCATGTCGCGACTTACCGCTGCCCGACCACCGTTGAATGGGGCAACTGGAAGGAAAAGGACCGCAAGCGGATGGACCAGGCCTCCTTCGCCGAATTCATCGAAGACAACGTGAAGGACATCACCCACCACCCCGAGCACGAGAACACCCCAAGCGCTGCCGACATGCTCGAAATCAGCCGCACCCTGGAAGCCAAGAAGAACATCACGTTCCGCCAAGGCACTCGCCTCGACAACGGCCAGGTGCAACTGACCTACAACGAAGAGATTGACGGACGCGCCGGCGAAGCTGGCCAGTTGCGTATCCCTGAAGAGTTCTTCATTGCACTCAAGCCGTTCCTCGGCGGCGACACCTTCTGCGTGCCCGCCCGCTTCCGCTACCGCATTCAGGAAGGCCGCCTTGTCATGTGGTACGAGCTGGTGCGTGCCGACAAGGTGCTCGAAGAAGCCTACAACGCAGTGCGCGCCAAGATCGAAGGCGAAATCACCGACGTTCCGCTCTACGAAGCCACGTTCTAACTAACTCCCTGCAACACCCCGCCGCCGTCCTCTCACCAAAACTGTCCGGCGGCGGGCTCTAACGAGGCATACAGCACATGCAAATCGAAACTTACATCATCGTCGCCGGCCTGCTCGTAGGCTGGATTGCGACCGCTTTCTTCCTGATCAAAGCGAGCAAGAAAGCTTTTGCGCGCGGCTTTGATCGTGGCGTCAACCTGGCTCGCGAGCAACATTCCGCTTCGCCAGCCTGCACCATCGACGACCACGAACTGATGACGAAGATCACAACGTCACTGGGACTAGCCGTGGAAACCTGGAAAGCGTTCCCCGGGACAGAAATCATGGTCGGCAGGGTGAACAAACAGCGCCGGCAGCTTGGCGCCTTTGCCGCGAAGATGTGGTTGGCGGCCTACCCTGCTCAACTGGATACGGAGGCATGATGATGGAAGTCCAAAGCGAAACCCTTGCCGATGAAGAACTGGCGACCATCACCGGCTATCAAATCCCCTCCAAGCAGATCCAGTGGTTGACCGAAAACCACTGGGAGTTTGTTCTGACAGGAGCTCGCCGCCCAATAGTTGGCCGGATTTATGCCCGACTGAAACTGTCAGGAGTCAAACCATCCGCTGCTAATACTGTGGCTGAAACCTGGTCGCTCGACCTTGCAAACGTGGGCTGACTGATGCGCCAGAGAAGTAAAGCCAATAGAGATCTGCCACCACGGATGATACGGCGCACGCGCAAGGGTAAGAGTGGAAAGACTTGGACATCGTATTACTACGACGGGAGAACTACCGACGGGAAGCGGAAGGAAATCCCACTAGGGACAGACCTCGATCAGGCCAAAGTGGAATGGGCAAGACTGGAGCGCA